GTGGTTATACCCCTACCGTATTAATATTTGACGAAGCTGCCTATATTGAGGCGGGTGACGACTTTTGGGCGGCTTGTATGGCGTCTCTTTCTACAGGTGGTAAAGTTATAGTTATTTCAACCCCCAATGGTTATGATTCGATTTATTATCCAATCTATGACCAATCAATTAAGGGGATGAATAACTTTAAAATAACTGAAATGTATTGGTGGAGAGACCCAAGATATACCAAAGACTTACAATTCATTAAAGTTAAAGATATTATTCATTATTATCTCAATAGGGACGAATACAAAGATTTAGAAACAATTTCTTATGAAAATGTCCCACACAATGAAAGAAATTATGACGATTTTAAAAAACTAATGGATGAAGGTTACAAACCACATTCTGATTGGTTTGAAAAAATGGCCAAAAAATTAAAGTTTGATAGAAGAAAAATATCACAGGAATTAGAATGTAACTTTTTGGGTTCAGGTGACAATGTTATTGATAGTAAAATTATTGAAAAAATAAGAACTGAAATGGTGTGTCAACCAGAATCCAAAATGGTTCAAAATCAACTTTGGATTTGGAAAGAACCACAAGTCGGGCACAGATACATTATGGGTATTGACGTTTCAAGAGGTGATTCAGAAGATTACACATCGTTTCAAGTTGTTGATTTTGACGAAAGAGAACAAGTCGCCGAATATCTTGGTAAAATCCCACCTGACGTTGCTGCTGAAATCGCGTATAAATGGGCGGTATATTACGATGCACTAATCGTTGTCGATATTACTGGTGGTATGGGTGTATCAACATCAAGAAAACTACAAGAGATGGGATATAAAAATCTTTATGTTGATGGTGTTAATTATGCAAATGTATGGGATTATAATCCTAAAGCAATGGAAAAAATTCCAGGAATTAATTTTAATGCTAAACGTGTTCAGATTATATCAGCATTTGAAGAGTCGTTAAGACATGGATTTAAAGTATATTCACCAAGATTGTTGGGTGAAATGAACACATTTGTATATATAAATGGTAGGCCAGACCACATGAAAGGTCATCATGATGATTTAATTATGTCAATATCAATGGCATTATACGTTGGACAAAACGCCTACAATCAACTAGAAAAAGTAACTGAACAAACCAAGGCATTATTGAACTCATGGGAAGTTCATAATGACAGTACACAAAAATCATTAATTGATTTTAATCCTGGGATACCAGTAATGTCGCCAAGTTCTTATGGCGATAGATTTGGTAGTAATCCGACAAAAAGTGATTATGAAAAGTATTTATGGTTATTCGGTGGAGGAAGAAGATAAATCTTTATTCATAAACCAAATGAATTATAATTAATAGATAATGGCAGATAATTTAACCGTATGGCAACGACTTACAAGAGTCTTTGGTCCTGACTCAACACTGAGCCAACAGCCACCAATATACAAATTCGACAAAAAAGAACTTCTTAAAACTGATAATAAGGAAGAGTTTGAAAAACAAAAACTTCAAGCACAACAAAGTTATTATTTAGGACAACAATGGGCAAAGATTGAAAACAATCTTTATACACAAGCAATCTATTATGAACCAACAAGATTGGCATCATATTATGATTACGAATCGATGGAATATACACCTGAGATTTCTACTGCTTTGGACATATATGCCGAGGAATCTACAACAACAAATGAAGATGGTTTTATTTTACAAATTTATTCTGAATCATCTCGTATTAAAGGTGTGTTAGCCGATTTATTTAATAATAGATTAGATATTAATACAAACTTACCAATGTGGACAAGAAACACATGTAAGTATGGTGATAACTTTGTGTATTTAAAATTAGACCCTGAAAAAGGTATTGTTGGTTGTCAACAATTACCAAATATCGAAATCGAAAGATTAGAAAGGGGTATGAAAGTTAAGCCAGCACATAACACTTCTGAAGACGCAAGAGCTTTGAAATTTGTTTGGAAAGTAAAAGACATGGAATTTAATACTTGGGAAGTTGCTCACTTCAGATTATTAGGTGATGACCGAAAACTTCCTTATGGTACTTCTATGTTGGAAAAAGCAAGAAGGGTTTGGAAACAACTTTTACTTTCTGAAGATGCGATGTTGATTTATAGAACATCAAGAGCACCTGAAAGAAGGGTATTTAAAATATTTGTTGGAAATATGGATGACAAGGATGTTGAACCATATATCCAAAGAATTGCCAATAAGTTTAAACGTGACCAAGTTGTTGACCCAAAAACAGGTAACGTTGATTTGCGTATGAACCAAATGGCGGTTGACCAAGATTTCTTTATCCCTGTTCGTGACCCAGCACAAACAAGTCCAATTGAGACATTGGCAGGGGCTCAAAACCTTTCTGAAATTGCGGATATTGAATATATTCAGAAAAAATTAGTTACGGCACTTCGTGTACCAAAAGCGTTCTTAGGTTTTGAAGAAGCGGTTGGGGACGGTAAAAATTTGGCGTTACAGGATATTAGATTCGCGCGTACAATCAACAGAATCCAAAAATCAATGATTCAAGAATTAAACAAAATTGCAATTATTCACTTGTTTGTCTTGGGTTTTGAAGATGAATTAACGAACTTTACATTAGGTCTTACAAATCCTTCAACACAAGCGGATTTACTTAAAATTGATACTTGGAAAGAAAAAATGTTATTGTATAAAGATGCGGTTTCTGACCCTGGTTTAGGAATACAACCTGTTTCTGCGACTTGGGCTAAAAAACACATTCTTGGATTTTCTGACGAAGAAATCAAACTTGATATCCAACAACAAAGAATCGAAAGAGCTGTTGGTGCTGAACTTACAAAAACTGCAGAGGTTATTATCCATACAGGATTATTTGACACGGTTGATAAGTTATATGGTAAAAAACCTGACGAACCCGCAGGAACCGCACCTGAAGGTGGTGCACCACCTGAAGGAGGTATGGGTGACTTAGGAGCTCCACCACCAATGGGTGGTGAAGAAGCTGGTGGTCCTCCACCCCCACCACCAGGAGGTGAATTAGCTCCTGAATCAATTTTAGATAGAGATATGAATTTGATTTTAGAAGGTGATATGGTAAACGGTTCAGAAGAAATTGATTTATCTAAAGGAAGAAAATCATTATTGGAAATTGAAAATAAACTGGAAGAACTATTAAATAAATAAGATATTTATTGATATGAGAAATTTTGGAATATTAAAAAGTATAGTAGAAAACCACTTTGTTAATGTATATAAAAAACCTGAGTTCAAAACAGTAGTAAAAGAATTTAAAGAATTTATGGACGACAACAAAGAAGTTGGTAAAGTATATTTGAACTATGGTTCAATTATGAAAATGAACAATTTGAAAGAAGATGTGGCAAGAGAATTCTTATCATTGTCTGTTGAGGATATAAAAAATACAATTAAAGAAAACAAAAAACAATTCCAAGAATTTGATTCTTGGGTTGAAACTTTAAATGAAAAAGTTGAAAACAACTACAAACTTTTAGATGATTTGGTTTTCGCTAAAACTTCAGAAGATTTTGTTAAACTTGTTGAATCAAAAAAAGAATTACACAAGAGATTAACCGAAACAAAAATTGAAGAAAAAACAATAACAGAAACAATTAATATTCCACTTGAAAATATGTTTGGAATTGCTGCTGATACATTCGCAAAAGAATTTTCAACATTATCGGAGTCTGAATTGTTTGAGTTAAGGTCATTATTAAAAATGAGTACTGAAGAACTTAACGAAGGTATCGAAAGATTAAAGACTGAAGTTATCACAAAATTAGATTCAGTTCAACCTTCAGATGAGGAGACAAAAACTAAAATTAAAGAAACAAAAGAAAGAGTAGAAAAGACGTTTGTTGACACAATTTCTTATTATAAACTTAAAAAACTTTCAGAAGGACTTTAAAATAAAAACCCATCGAAATCGATGGGTTTTTCATTTACTCTGATTTTGTTTCAGGATTCTTTTTCTTACCAAAAATTGCCTCAATAGTTGTAAGTCCTAAAAAACTACCACACAATAATGAAAGTGTGTCGTACATGTACTCAGGACAAACACCAGTCTTTTGTGTTGCAACATAAGCCAAAACAATTAAGTTTAGTAAGGTAACAATACCTGAAAATCTTTTAGATGATACATCAGAACCATCACCCAAAAGTGATTTAATAAAATTTTTAATTGATTTCATAATATTGTTATTTATTTAACAATAAATATCAATCTACAAACTTATTTATCATCTCTTGTTTGTATTTGGCC